CCCGGCCCGACCAGTTGTCCTCGAAGAGGAGCGAAGCCGTCTTGGCAGCGGCTTCCTTGTTGACGAGGAAGCGGAGATCACCGCTGCCGCCATTGGCGACCTCAAGGGCGGCGAACAGGACCGCGTTGCTTTTGACCGCCAGCTTGTTGGTGGAATCGGCGCTAGTGTTGACGCCGAGCATCGCCAGGTTCTGAAACGCCAGCACCGACACAAGATCGGTCCACACCGAGCCGGTGAAGATCAGGAGCCGCTGCTCGTCGGCGAGGTAGGCAAGCATGCCGCGCTCGCCGGCATAGAAGCGCCACGCACCATCAAGGCAAAAGGCGATCGCGCCAGCATGGCCAGTCCACGCGCCGGTGGGGCTCGCGGCGATCAGATAGGTGTCGCCCTCGACCGGGCTCCCGGGCGGCGCGGCCAGGTCGCGATCGAGGAAATAGAGGTCGACTAGCGCATCAAGCTGGTTCAGCGCATCGTTATGGGTGACCTCCTTCTGCGCCTGCCCCTGCGCGATGTAGGGCAAGCCGAAGCGCGGCGTCGGCATTGCGATCGTTCCTGACTTATCGAATGGACGTCATCAGAGCGTCGCGACAGCCGGCCAGCCCCGGCCGACCGTGGCGGAGAGCTGGTAGACCTTCACGGCAATCGAGGACTGCGGCGCCCCGAAATCCGCCGTCTGCTGGGCGGCGGTGTAGGGGGCCATCGGACCGGTCACCGCGATCGTTCGAACGACAGTCGGGCCGTTGAGGATGTCGACCTCGTAGCGCTCACTCTCTTCGTTGAGCGGTATGTCGGTCCCATCAGTCCAGACGCCACCGAGTCGGGTCCGCCGAACCCAGTTGATGGAGAGGTCGCCGGAACCGTTCCGACTGCCGGCGAGGTGGACCGGCGACCACGGCATCAGGCCGACGGCGCGGGCGGTGAAGGTCTCCTGCTGCCAGGCTGGATCGGAAAGGTCGAGCGGCGTCGGACCCCATTTGTAGAAGCGCGCCTGACCGCGCTCGGCAAGTGCCGCCTGCAGCTGGTCCACTGCGCCGTCGAGGAGAACGACCTGCGCACCGGCGGCCAACGGCGCGCGCATGGCGTGCTCGGTGCCGAGCCGGCCGCGCAGTAGCTTGCTCAGATCGTAGGTGCTGGTCGCAACCAGATCGGCATTGCAGAACTGGACGATCTCCCAATCGCCGTCCGCGTTGAGGAGCGCCAGGGCATTGGAGCGGCCCGACAGGATTGTCTCTTCGGAGACGCTCGCCAGCTCGCCGGCATAGAGCTTGACCCGCAGCGTGTTGACCACATCGAAGTAGTTGGTCGGTCCGGCGTGGAAGTCGAAGACCGTCTCGCCGATGGTTCCCTTGATCGGCAGGGCGGTGTCGACCGCGAAATCGTCGCCGGTCGGACTGTCCATCACCGTGACGCCGGCAAATGGCGAAGAAGTCGTCACCGCATAGGGCGCATAGGGAATATCGGAATCGCGGAGGACCGGGAGATCCATGATCTCCAGGATCGCGCGGCCATAAACGGTTGGCGGGACAAAGGTTGGTGGGGCGATCCCCGGCAACGGCACGGCATAGATCGCCGACTCGGTCCGCTGGGCCTCGATGGCGCGGGGTCCGCTGTCGGTGATCCGGGTCAGGCGGAAGGCGCGTGGACGGCCATCGACAATCAGATCGACGACATCGCCGGGGTCGACGGCCACCAGCGCCGGCGGCAGTCCGAGCCGCGCCGTCTCTCGGCCGATCCACGCTTCGGCGAGCGCCCGGTCGGCGATGGTCTGGGCCTGGATTTCGTCCATGACGAGGGCAAAGCTGGCGTCGCTCTTGCGGTCTGACCAGCCGGCGAGCCGGCTCGCCGAGATGCTGCCCGACTGATACTCGCCATTGCCGTCGATGAAGGTAATCGAGACGATGTCGGGAAGCTCGGTCTCCTCGGCGCGGACAAGCGTGGCGATCTCGCCGCGATCGGGAAGGACGCAGTCGGCAATCTCGACCGAGGCGACAGGCGCCCGCCCGCGCGGCACAAAGCGGATGACGCCCTCGCTCTCGACGGCGTCGAAGGCGAAAGCGTTCATCAGCATCTCGATCTCGGCGCGCGGGCTCATCGGCTGATCGCGCACATAGCCGACCACCACCCCGAAGAGGCCCGACACATCGACGTCGGTGAAGCCGACACGGGCACAGCGCTCGGCGACCAGCGCCGCAAGGTCGGCAAGCCCGATCTTGCCGGTCAGCCAATGGCCGAGTGGCCAGAGCGGACCGTCACCCCAGGCATCGGTACGTGCCGGCCAGGCAGGGTAAGGCCGGGCATCCCATGTCCAGACGGCGACCGTACCGATCATGCGGCCGCCGTAAACCGAAGAGACAGGATTGTTGCCGGCACCGGCGCTCCAGTATTTGAGAAGGGCCTCGATACCGCGGCGCTGGATCAGGTCGTCGCGCGTGCCGCGGCTGTAATACGGAAGCGCGCTCTCTGAGGATTTCGGGTCGTAGAAGACGTTCGGCTGGTTGGTGCCCTTGTCGACCGAAGGGACGCCGAACTCGGTGAACCAGATCGGCCTAGACTGCGGGGTCCACGCGGTGGCCGATCCGTTCTGGATGCCACCCGGCCGGTTGAAGTGCTGGTTCAGCCACCAGTTCCGAACGTCCTTGGCGCGATAGACCCACGGCTTGCCGTAGGCGCCATCGGTGATCGGCGTCCGGGTCTGGGCGTCGCGGTCCGCGTCGCTCGCATAGAACCAGTCGAAATACTCGCCGCCCTCGATGTTCGATTGCAGGTAGGAGCGCTGGTAAATCGACGTGGCGGTGAGCGCATCGAGATGGGGCGTGTCGCGCCAGTCGGAGAGCGGCACATAGAGGTCGATCCCAACGAAATCGATGTTCGAATCCGCCCAGAGCGGGTCGAGATGGAAGAAGAGGTCGCCACTGCCGTCGGCCGGCTGGTAACGCCCGTAGTCCGACCAGTCGGCGGCGTAGCCGACCTTCACGCCCGAGCCGAGGATGGTCTTGGCGTCGTCGGCGAGGTCCTTGAGCCTGTCGACCGCCGGGAAATGGGTGCCGCTGTCTCGGACGGCGCAGATACCGCGAAGCTCCGAGCCGATGATGAAGCCGTCGATCGCGTTGGGCGCAACGCCGTTGATGGCGTTACAGAGCTTGGCGTAGTGGAGGATGAAGCGCCGAAAGCTCCACTCGCTCGGGCCTGAATAGCTGGTCGTCACATCATTCGTGGAGCCGTTGACCGAGACGCTGATCTGGCTCCGCGTCACCGATCCGAAGAAACCCGAGATCTGGCCCGTCGCCGCGCCGGTCTTGTCGACTGTACCCGGCTGTCCCGGCGCCGGATCACAGGTGATGCGTCCGCGCCAAGGATAGACCGGCTGGGCGGTGTTGCCCGTCCACGGGTCTGGCAGCGTGTTGCCGGCGGCGATGTCCATGAACAGGAAGGGATAGAAGACAACCGAGAAGCCGCGCGCCTTCAGGTCGCGGACGGCGCGCACGACCGAATCGTCGGACGGCGTGCCGCCATAGGCCGGGCGGCCGTCGACCGTGCTGACCACTGCCGCACCGCCGCGAGTGATGCCGTGGACCTTCCAGGCATCAGGCGTCGTCGTCTTGCTTGATACCTCGACCTTCGGCCGGACGGTGCAGTGGCCGGCGCGGAGATCGTCGCCAAACCAGCCAACGACGAGCAGGACCGTGCTGACATTCGGCAGCGAGTCCTGAAGATCGTCGAGGGCGACGTTCCAGTCGGCCGTGCCTTGACCCGAGAAGGCGTTCTCGGGCGTGCTGGCGCCGCCCCCGAGGTCCCGGGTCTCGACGACCGTGTCGTAGACGCGCTCGCCGGCACCCGGGATCACCGTGATCGCCTCGACGATATCCTCGAGGCCGGAACCATCGGTCGGGCTGACGCGGCGGAAGACTTCGAAGTTTAGTTGCGGGATGCGGTTGCCAAAGGCGCCGATGGCGAAGTTCTCGAAGACCACATAGGCGGTGCCGCGATAGGCCGGCGTGTTGGCCGAGCCCTCAATGCCTTCGATCAGGGAATCCGGCGATTGGCCGGCGCCGCCCTTGTGGACGCGCATGGTGACGCCCTTCCGGTCAAGTGGCTTGCCGTCCGCCCAGATGCGTCCGATCCGGTCGATCTGTGCTTCGCAAAGCCCGACCGCGAAATTGGCGAAATAGGAGAAGGTCGTCGTCTCGACGCCGCCGCCACCGCCTTTGCCGCCCTGCTTCTCAGTCTTGGCGACCTCCTTGAACTTGGTCGCCCAGATGATCTGGCCGGCGATGCGGACCCGGCCGGCTATCTCCGGGATCGGCGCGCCCTCGGTCGATGCCTGGACCTGCAGGCTGTCGAGACGTGGGCCTTCGCTCTTCTGCGGACCGGGGCCGAACAGCCTGGCGTCGATGTAGCCGCCGGCAACGGTGGCGAGGGCGCCGACGACGGTCGTGACCCACGCGGCGGCGCCGCTGGTCAGCGCCGCGGCGCCGGCCGTCAAAAGAAGTGTAGCCATGGGAGAGCTGCGTCAGTCCTCGACGCTCGGAAATGCGAAGACGAAGCGAATGCGCCGACGCCACCAGGAGCCGAGCGAGACCTCCGCCACCGGATGGGATTCGATGCCGTGCACCATGCGGTCGGGCGCGACCAGGATGGCGCAGTGCTTCGCCGGTGAATTCTCGTTGAGAGCGAAGACAATGAGATCGCTGGGCTGCATATTGGCGACTGTGACCGGCGTCATATGGCGACCGGCCGCCTCAGCCAAGGTCTCCTGGCGACGCGCTTCCGCCCAATCGCGCGAATAGGCAGGCGGGGCCTCTGGCTCTATGCCGTGAATTGCCCGCCAGACGCCGCGAGCGAGGCCGAGGCAATCGCAGCCGACGCCTTTCAGCGATGCCTGGTGGCGATAGGGCGTGCCGATCCACGACCGCACTTCGGCGATGATGGCATCGCGGGTCGTCACGTCAGCGCGCTCCCGTCATTGCCGTCGCCCTTGGTCGGATAGGAGAGAGCGAAGTCGTTACCGGGCATGTGCGGGAAGCCGCCGAAGTTGACCACGTTGGAAAATCGGTCGCGGCAGGTGGCGAGGCTCTTGTCGCAGCCGGCAGTGACGGTGAAAGCGTCGCCGATCGCGATCGGGTCGGGCATCGGCAGGAAGAGCGAAAGCCGCGACGAGCCAGTCCCATGCGTGTGCGCTTTCACCTCGACGGCAAGGCCGGCGTTTGCTCCCGAAGTCCAGACCAGCCGCCCACGCGTGAGCAATCCGAGCCCGCTCGCCGTGAAATCGAAGGCGCCGAGCACCTCGACCACCGCGCCGGTTCCGTGCCGGCCAGCGGCGGTCAGATCAATCGTGCAACGCGAATCTCCCAGCTCCCAGGCACAGCTTCGCTGGAAGATGCGGCCGGCGGCCTGATCGAGACGGGCGGCGAGCCCGCGGAGCTCGGCGGTAAAGGCGAGCGTCCCGCGCGAGACTTGACCGAGGAAGCCGGATCGAAGAATGACGCGCTGCGGAGTGTCCTGCCAGTTGACGAGATAGATCGTCACGGCCGCATCGTCGTAGCGACCGGCGTGGAGGTCATCCTCGGTGATTGCCGCGGAACTGAGAGCCCCCTCGACGTCAAGATTGGAGACGGCAAGCCCGAGCTGGTCCTCGATCGACGTGGCGGTGAAGCCGCTGGAGGCACGATACGTCAGACTGTCGAAGGCCAGATCCCGGTCATGGTCCGTGAAGCCCATGACAGTCCCGTCCTTCCGCTCCACCCGCCAGCAGCGGCAAAGCGTCGTCACCCCGCCGGCCAAGTGGGCGGCGAGGCCAGGAGAGAGGGATTTCATGAGTAGTCCTTAAGGCGCACCATGCACGGCGAGCGGAACAAGGCTTCTCGGGAGAGCCTTCTTTGAACCGACTGACGAGGGAGATGGGCTTTCGGAGAGAATGGCCCCCGGTTA